TGCGTATCCAGCGGGACGAGGCGCAAAGAGCCTTGGATGTGTTGGAACGGCGTGTCGCCGTAGTTGAGGGGACGGGACGCGCCTCTATACCGCCGGGTCGTTTGGAGGCGGCACGGTCGCGTGTGCGCGGGGGCACGAAGGCTGTGGCTGAGGCGGAGGCACAGGCGGGGCTGGACGGAGGTCCAGTCCGCATCGTGGGTGAGAGCGATCCGCGTGTGCGCAACCCAAGGTTGTACGCTGAGGGGCCAAATGGGCAGGGTCTAATCAAGATTCCTCGCCCTAAGGACGTGTTCGGTGACGACTTTGGGTTGTTGCGGGCAGTCCGTGAGGGCGACGGTTGGAAACTCACAAATATTGAGAAGGATTTGACGAAGGCAGCGGGTGGCCGTCAGAACGCGTTGATCCGGGCAGCCCGGCGTACCAGTCCAAAGCGGGACGAGTTGCGGCAGCAGGGTTGGCGGTTCTTTGACGAGGATGTAGCAGAGGGCAGCACACGGATCAGCGGGGAGGCTGCGCAGGCACGTCAGGCTGCGACGGAGGCGGCACGTCCTTTGCGTGAGGCAACGGAGGGTGCTGCGGAGGCACAGCGGGTGATGGGACAAACGGTGCCGCCACGGCCCGAGGCGCCCCCGACAACGTACGCCAACCGTGCTGCGTTGAATGCCGCGTTTGCCGAGGACATAAAGAACGTCAAGGAACAGATCAAGCATGTAAGGGCACAGTTGGAACTTGTCAACGCATCACTGTACAAGTTCGCTGAAGAGGACGTTACCACTCAGGCTGTAGGGGAAATGCGGGCGTTGTTTGAGGCGTTGAGTCGTGGTGTTGGCGGTGCGGAGGGAACGACCGCTTCAGCCCGTACCAACCGGTGGATTGACCTGTGGGGCGACTTGGATCAGACGATGCGGGCCGTGGACTACGAGCGGACGTTGGGTGTGGAGGGCTTGGACGACTTGGGGCGGCGCCTCACCATGTTCAACGAGCGCATAGCCGAGATCGCCGACACGATGCAGATAGAGACACGGTTGGAGGATGTCGTCGCTGACTTGCCGGGTTTGCAAAAGCGGGTACCGCGTGTCAGCGCAGACGAGTTGCAGGAGTTGCGCGGCCAGTTTGACATTGTGGAGAACCTCCAAGCCGAAGCCAACCGTCTGATGAGGGAAGCGACGGAGGCAGGCCGGGACAGGGCAACGAAGTTGGGGCAAGCACGGGAGTGGGATCGTAGGGCGGCGAAGAACCGGGCGGATGTAGCAGCGTTGGAAGCCGGGGCGATGATTCGGCAGGTGGAGGCTGAGGTTGCCATCATGGCTGAGATGGAGGCGGCGAAGCGTACCCGGACGGCGATAGCGGCCCGCATCGCTGAGACTACGACCCGGTTGGACCGTGACCGTCCGTTCGTTCTGTCAACTGATGACAAGGATGTCAGGCGGGCGGCGATAGAGGTTGAGAGGCTGCGCGAGGGGCAGGGTATGGCGGAGCGGCGCCTTCAGGGCCAACACCGTGACCCACTGGCTGGTGAAAACCTTCCGGGTCCACGCCGTGACCCGCAGACTGGCCGGTTCGCTCCCCGTGAATCGTGGCTGGAAAAGAAGATGGTGGGCGGCAAGGTCACCGACGTGGTGCGGGATCGTCCTTTGAGTGAGGTGTTGGAGATCGCCGGATCGGTGGAACCGCGTGTCGGCTATGCCGCCGACTCAGTTCAGGGGAAACTGTTTACGTTGCGTCAGAAGGAGCGTGCGCTGGCGCAGGAATACTTGAAGTCGGCGCTGTCAACCGCCGAGTGGGGTCCGTGGACGATGGGGGTGGGTGACCCGTTCACAGACGACATGCACCACATTATCCGGGCGTTTGCCAACATCAACGACCAATCCAAGTGGGATGGCGCTAAGGGGTTGTGGAAGACGTGGGATAACTTCCAGACGTATCTGAAGGCAGCCATGATTGCGACTCCGGGGTTTGTGAACCGGAACATTTTCGGGGCGTTCTTCAACGCATGGTTGGATGACGTGAACCCGGCTGAGATCATGCGGTCATTGCAGATGTCCTTGACTGTGGCTAAGCGTGCCCAGAAGGATGGCGTCGGCTTCTACAGCGCTGCGAAGCGGATGGCTAAGACGAACCCGAAGTACAAGCAGTATGTGGAACTGTTGGAGGTCGGGGTGCGTGGCGGCGGGCAGGCTGTCCGGTCTGTGGAACTGGAAATCGGGTTGCGTCAGGCTACGGATATGACGCTGCTGGTGGGTGGCAAGGGTCGTGGCCCGGCGACAGCGGTGTCGTTGGCTCCGTGGTCGCCACGGTTTGTCGGGTTCCAGTCGATTCGTTCGGTGAACAGTTGGGTGGAGGACATCGTACGTTTGGGTGTCGGCATGGACACGATGCGGTGGGGTGGCAACGTGGATGATGCGTTGAGGCGTATCGCCAAGTCGCAGTTCGACTATGACGAGTTGACATCATTCGAGCGTACGTGGATGCGTCGGTTCTTCCCGTTCTATACGTGGACGCGGAAGAATGTGCCGTACCAGTTGGATCAGTTGGCTCGTAACCCGGCGAAGTTCAACAAGATTCTGGCTGGGAAGCGCAATCTGGAGTTGGGCACGAAGGAAGAGGATATTGTGCCGGACTATTTCTTGTCGCCGTTCGGTGTCAGGACGCCGTTCAAGTACAAGGGTGCGACGGTGTATTCGGCGCCGGATTTCCCGTTCCAAGATTTGGCACGGTACGACCCGTTCGACAGGGAACGTGGCGGGTTGAAGGAAGCCACCCAGAATGTGATGTCGATGCTGACTCCCATCCTGAAAGCCCCGTTGGAAACGGCGTTCGGGAAGCAGTTGTACAATGGGGTGCCGTTCACTGGGCGTTTCCAGTTGGCTCCGGCCGCTATCTCCAAGTTCCCGGGCATGAAGCAAGCCTTGCAGGGTATTGGTTGGATCAAGCAGGGGCCGTCTGGGGAGTGGAAGATGCGCGACCATCACATCTATCTGATTACGAACATGCTGCCATCGTTGGGGGTGATCCGGCGTTTGGCTCCGAATGAACCGAAGTATCAGCGGGCTTACCTGCGTACTCTGATGAGTACCATCGGCGGGGTGTCGGCGTCGTTCAACACGGATGAGGCTAAGAACAACTGGTTGACGAACCTGCGGTACGAGCGTCAGGAGGACCGTCAGCGTTGGAAGGACATGACGAGCCAGACGCGGTGACGGGACAGACTAGGCTTTAGGTATGCGCTACGTTTCTCGCTTCCAATGGGGAGCCACACCGCCTCCGGGCGGGAAGGGCTTCGACCGGATCCGCTATCACCGGGTTGAGGGTGTTGTCATACACCACTCTGGTGTAGAGGGCGGTCCGAAGGGCACGGGGGCTGTTCATGCTTTTGAGCGTCACCATCTCGCCAAGGGTTGGGATGGGATTGCATACAACTGGTTGGTGGATGAGACGGGGACGGTCTTTGAGGGTAGAGGATGGGAAGCACGCGGTGGAGCAACCAAGGGGTGGAACTCCAAGTCGATGTCCATCTGCTATACGGGGTGGGGGTACCAGCAGCCTCATGCGAATGTTCTTGAGTCGATCCAGACGGTAGTCGGGGAGGCTGAACGCTGGTTTGGTCGTGGCTTGTGGGTGGAAACGCATCGCCGTAAGGGTTCCACAACATGTCCGGGTGACTGGTTGGGGAACTGGGTTGAGGGCGGCATGGCTGCGACGAAGGAACCTTCGATGGTTGATTGGGATGCGATCATCCGGTATTTCAGGGACCTGCGGGTGCAGGTGGATGAGGCTCCCATCAAGCGGGGGGCGCGTGGGTTGCCGGTCAGGCTGGTGCAGTCCCGGTTGAATGATCGTGGGTTTGATGCCGGTGTGGTGGATGGGATCTTTGGCCGTCGCACGAGGGCGGCGGTCAGGAAGTTTCAGGAATCGCAGGGGTTTCTGAAAGTCAACGGGGTGGTGGACGGTAACACGTTCGGTGCCTTGTTCTTACAGTAAGGAACAAACAATGCCAAAGGGTGAGGGTTACGGGACGTTTGAGGAAACGTTCGGTTCTCAGGACGATCAGCCGTACAACTCCACATCGTCATTCAACATGTGGGATATGTCGCAGAAGGCTAAGAAGGCTGCCGCATATTTGCGTAGCACCAATCTGGGGAATGCCGCTTTTGGTGGCCGTCCCTTCGGGAAGTAGGGGTCATGCACAGGGATGGTTCAACACCGAAGAAGGTGCAGGCCGGTCAGGTTCTGGTCACCGGCACCAAGCGGGGCAGCGGGATCGGTCATGTCGGTTCACCGTCGAAGAGCGGTGCCCGTAGCGCGCTGCGTGATTGAGGTGGCGGCAAAGAAGCCGCGTCGGCCGAGGTACTGACGATGCCATTGAAGCGTGGTAGAAGTCAGAACGCTATTTCCAAGAACATCGGCACACTGATAGGTGAGGGTTACCCCCGCGATCAGGCTGCCGCCATTGCCTACGACTATTCTAAACGGTCTAACAAGGGGAAGAAGAAGTGAACAACATGTTGGAGCGGGCTGCGTGGACTTTCGCGCAGGCTTTCTTAGCGGTGTTCGTTATCAGTGATTTGGCTTCGGCCAAGACGGCTGTGGTCGCAGCAGTTGCTGCGGCCTTGAGTGTCGTGAAGACGTACGCTCAGGAGAAGGTGGTCGGGTAGTATGGAAGACCCAGAGGTTGCATGGGCACAGTTCAGCACGGAACACGCATACGTGGAGGAAGAGATCTACGCTGAACTTCAGGAGACAGCCCATTTGTTCGACACGGACGACGGGATCCACGCCAAGTGGTCACCGGATGGCCTGCTGGGGATGCTGCTGGTGTTCGACGCCGAGGAGGCGGAACACTTGTTGGCAGCGTTTTACGCTGGCATGGATGGTGTGAACGATGCGCAGCAGGCGTTTGCCGTGTGGGTGGGGTCACTCATGGGGATGCTCCGTCAATGCATGGAAGGTTCGGAGTCCTAACCCTTCTCTGAGCCATTGCACCACACCGGGGGATTCTAACAGGTCCGCCATCAACTGTCTCCTGATGTAGTCGCGTCTGCGCGCTAGCGACGTTTTGGGGATGCCTAGTACGCTCCCGGCCACCCGTAACGATAGTTGTTCAATGAAGAGGGCGTTGATTATCCATCTATCTTCGTCGCCTAGTTTGTCTATCGCTGCACCTACGGCTTCTTTCAGCGCCATTGTTTCCAGCAGGGATGGCGTGGATGCTTTCTGGTGGGGGGCCAACTGCATCAACGCTTCGGTTTCTGTCAGGGGCCGATGCCTTGTTAGTGGCCTTTCCCGTTCGTCGTCGTTGATCCGTATGAACCAGTTGGTTGGGTCGGTAGGGAACTCTTTGCGCTGCGCCACGCATCAGAGTATACCCTGCTGAGGTAGCGATGGGAGATTCTCCGGGTTGTCTTCGTCCAGATGCAACGCGCTGATGGGGATGTTGTAACAGTCGATGGTTGGTGACCATCCGTTGGATGGGTCTTCCCACACCCCGGCCTGCATGAACGTGGCTTGTTGGAGGAAGTCTTTCTTCGGTATGGCTCCCAGATACCATGCTTCGGTGCAGTCTTTGAGTACTCGCATGAAGGCGTAGTAGTCGCAGTTCTGGTTGGTTCCTATGGATGCCACGGAGCATTCGTAGTGCGGGCGTGGTGGTGAGGTGACACATTTGCTTTTGACATCGACGGTGCAGCCGTCTGGCATTTCCACATCCCAGTCGTATGTGTTGTTCTGGTTGGCTCCGGTGATCTCAGCGAAGACCAGTTCTCCCACGAACCCGTAGATGTTGCCGTCGCCTTCGCGGATGGAGTTGTTCAACCGACCCATTTCGTCAGCCATCCGTCCAGCGTCCTGTTTCATGCGGTGCGTGACAGCGTGGTAGATCACCGTTCTAGGCGGTCCACCTTGGATGCGTTGATGCGCACTACCTGTCCGTCGTCGTCCCACGCCACCTCGTTCAACGCGTCCAACGTCAGTTTGACGTAGTTGTCCAAGTCTCCCCGTAGAGTCTTGGCGTCGTGTGGTGATGAGGTGACGTGCAGGATGGTGGCGTCGGGTGAGTAGATGACGGACACTTCGATTGAGCCAGATATTTTTTCACCCACTTGGTCTTTCCATGCCTGAGCAACGTGGTCTTCTTCTTGCAGGGTGCTGGCTGGGGTGAAGACCTTGCCGCCTTTGGTGTGCCGGGGGCGGGCCTTTACTTTGGGTCGGCGTTCGATGATGACGGTGTATGAGTCGGTCACTGATGCACGTCCTTGTATGCGTTGTCTAGTAGTTGGTTGAGTTGTTCTGTGCAGTCTTGGCGGTTGGCGAACTTGCGTCCCCATTCGATGTCGGCTTCGCGTAGTTCCAGTAGCGTAGACGTTCGGCTGTATCCTTGGCGTGTCATTGCGCACGCTAGTTTCCAGAGTGCTACGGATCGGTCCCCTGTTGGTTTGTGCGGTGAGGGTTC